GCGTAAAGCTGTGCAGGACTATTCGTTGTTGTAGTTGGCGTCTAAGGACGCCCCTATGTGAGCATTCGTACCTCTTTATGAGCGTTACGACGCTTGTTTAGAGGAGACGATTGTCTCCATTTGTTACTATTATCAACCTTTTATCCCGTGAACTGAACACGGCCGGTGTATCCGGAAAGCCAGTGGCTTTGTTCCCAGCCTTGTTGGGAAACAAAAATTCCGTCAGAACCAGACGATAAAATCCGTTACTTTCGACACAGAGCATCGCAGTCTTAGAACTGCGGCGTGCAAGTGATGTGAGTGGTGTTACCGACCACGAGATTTTCGGTATGAATTGTGTACATATGGTATGCGAGGAGAAATAATTCCTTCCTTGATCGGGGGTTTTCTTCCCGTGTCCCTTATGTTGTCAAGTTATTATTTTCATTAAATGAGACCGACCTTGACCGGCGGCGTTATTGAAGATTATATATTGGCACATGTGAGTGACCTCTTCTAATACTAATCAGACTTTTGTCAGATTTACAATGGTATTTATATGCTAAACTAGCCGAGTTTTTAAGACGTACTCGGAGTGTTATCGTCCCATCAGATAAGGTAGTACCTACACTGTTGTGGACTATGTTCCGTCAGCGAGCGGATCACGCAAAAAACCAGCCCATTGTGCGGGCGGAAGGTTCAGGTGTAAACCTGGCGATAATGCAGTACAACACGTGGTGTGCCTCAGACTACCCGTCTAAGTGTCAAGAATTTATTATCTCAGAGGAGTGAGTACCCTCAGGGAGAGTTAGTGGGATCTTATAACCCATCGCGCTAGGTGAAATACCCGGCACCCCGCCTTAGAGTGAAAAATACTTATTTAGTAGTTTGAACAGCGTCTCCCCTGGCGCCCGGTTAAACCCGGGAATGGGGTAGGTCTCGGAGGGGGTTTTGACCTCCGAGACAAATACAAGGGTGTTTGTCGTTACCCAGCACAATCGTAGTTACATTTTTAGCGTAGCAGGAATGCAGCGGATCAATGTTATTACTTAGTATTGTGGCAATTGACTTACGAAACATTTGTAGAGTATCATTCTTATACAGGAATCTTTGCTTAGTTGGCTTCAGGATCGTGCTACTGGAGTTCAAGAGTGGAGATGGGTCGATGTGCAAGTTGTCCAAAAGCGTGAGGACAGACCGCATGTCGTGCAGCACTATCGGGGCCGGACAGGTTAGCACCCTTTCCGGCATCGTATCGCGTAAAGTTACGAATAGCCTAAAACAACCTAAACATACTTTTTCTTTTGTTAGATATTTTGATGCAGAACGAGAATTGCCTCCAGTGGAGCTTTTCTATTTGTACTGTATTTTCATGCTGGCTATGGCGCTTTCTAGTGCCCCCCAGTGTGTCCACGCGATAGTGGTATGTTTGCTACCTGCATTGGTAGCAATTGTTTTAACAGCCGCATTTATGTGTATGTACTGTTTTTACACGCGGCAAGCCCTACAGAAAAAGATTTGGGCCCTACGCCTGCGTTTTTCTCAAACTTTTTCCCCTCAAATGGGAGAGATGACGAAGGAACAAAAGCGTGGGAAGTTCGAAAAGAACGCCCGTTTCAAAAAGATTGCGAGCGGCAATTGGGCCAAGCAAACCAAGAAGATGCCCAAGAAACGCAAGAAGGAGATCGAAGAAAAATACGATCCTCAGCTAGGTACCGGTTTTACTACAGGTATCTTAGCTGCCTTCGAACAATTGGCAGTTTCAAACAACATTCCGATAGATGCTTCGATTGTTGATAAACTAGAGAATATGTGTGCTTTGTATGCAATTCTCCGGGAAGCTGTCACGACAACTCAACTGTGTGGAGCTTTGTTTTTGTATTTCAAGACTTTATATGGAAAATCTGTGGCCCTAGAGGCTGCTAATTACCTGTCTATGATTTGTGAATTACAATTTGACACACAATCTGGTGAATTTACTGAAGAACGTAAGAAGGAAGTCATCGGTGCGTTATCCAACAGGAATAAGACTATCTATAGTGCCAAACTGACGGATTCAGAACGCCCTAAGTGGTTGAGATTGTTAAAAGATTGTCAAGAGAACTGGACACTTGTTATCCGTAATGAGGGTTTTGAGAAGATATCTCGCATCTTGAGCTTAGCTTTGGCTCTCGGATTGTGTGAGGCGTCTTCATTGGACTTTAAAGTTGCGGGGATGAAATTATTTTCCGTAGGAGCAGCCGCTCGGCATGCTTCGTGCGTGGATTTAGTGGATGCCATATGTGATACAGTTGTTTATTTCGCCGAAGGTGGATATGCATGTTTCTTACGCGGTAGTTTGAAACCCTTGTTGTATGGAAACCGGGAGAATGAACAATTTGAGCAAGATTATGGCTTGTGTCAGCAGTGTTTTGATTTTGCGAAAGCAGGAAATCTTGGGATGCTCAAACTCGACGAGAACGATTACGAACAGTTGTTGTGCGAGACTATCGACAGATGTACTGCTTTAGCAAATTCGTGTAGAGGCGCCGTTGAGAAAAACGTGTTGCGGCGCAAATTAGATGCTTTACGCAATTGGCAATCTTCTTTTAGACAAACACGTGTGCAGGGTGGTTTACGGACTGCCCCCTACTCGATTGGTGTCTTTGGGGGCACTGGAGTAGGAAAATCATCCGTAGCTAATATCATGATGGTGACAACATTGTTGCACAATGGATATCAAGCGACTGACGATCGAATTGTCACTCTCAATGAAACTGATAAATTTTGGTCCAATTATCGATCTTACGTCAATGGCGTTTTTATTGACGATTTGGGAAATACGAAGGCTGAATTTGTGGAGAGAGCACCTACGTCGCTTATGATACAGCTTGTGAACAATGTTCGTACTTATGCAACGGTGGCAGAAGCCGAGATGAAAGGCAAAGTTTCTGTCGAACCCAAGGTGGTCATTTCCACCAAAAATGTCAAGGATTCATGCGCTACTATATATTCAAATGAACCTGCATCCATAGCAAGGCGAGACAGGATCACCTTAACAGTAAGGGTGAGACCTGAATTTGCAACGCATGGAATGTTAGACCAGGAGAAAGTGGAGCGCTTTTATGGTAGGAATCAGATTCCTGTCATACCTGATTTGTGGGAAATTACTGTAGAAAAAGCAGTCCCAGTACCCAACAAGGTAAAAGGAAGACCTGACATGGTTGGATGGATTCCAGTCGAATGGGGCGGAATTCCGTTAGTGGATGTTTCCATTCATAAGCTTATTCGCTTTGTAGCTGAGGATTCGAAAGCGTTCTACGAACGCCAAGAAGAGTTGGTTGCCAACCAAAATAACATTGCTTCCAAGTTGTCTTTGTGCGAGCGATGTGGTTTGGTAAGAGATGTTTGTGTTTGTGATGTAGATCACAACACATACATCCCTCGGGCTGAGCGAAGCTGCCCTGTAGTCGGATATTGTACCAATTGTGGTGCCCATCATGATGAAAGTCACTTAGATTACCATGAAACAGAATCTAATGCACCATCTGATGAAGAGAGTGAAGATCCATATGCAGAGACCGGTTTACCTCTTGATTGGGAAGATACTATGTTAACGCCTGAAGAGGCTCAACGAGATATCGATGAGTATCGTAGAGGGCAAACATATGATGTTCAATTTGGAACCGCTATTGCCACTGTCATCGTACAGAGGTTGTGGAAGTGGGAACGAATCGTATCTCCCAAGTTAGAATATTGGACTGAGAGTCTCGAATCTAAAACTGTCGATTGGATGCTCAAGCGGTTGGAATGGTTGGAAACATCTCCCTATACCGCATGGACTAATTATGTCCCAAGTGATTGGCTATCATCTGAACTCTTTAAAAATATTGTTTGGTTCACTGAATCAGACACTTTGAAGAATCGCATACGTCGGAGTTACATGAATCATTGTTTGCTTATTCTGTTTTGGATAGCGGCTACATTCTTCGTAACGCCCTGGTGTTTCTTTCTCATTGTTTTTCAATTATTATGCGTGACGCGTGTAGTAGAAGCAGAGAAGAGATTATTGTACGTCCAAGTGGCGGCCGACAACCAGGCAATGCCAAAAATTTTTAAGATGTATAGGGATAGACACGTAAAGTGGATAACTGGAATTTGCATTGCGATAGCTTGCGCCTACGCTGTTGCAAATATTTGGAAGAAAACGAAATGTGTTCCTACACCTCAAGGAAATTTGGCCCCGACTCAAGACAAAGAGATTGAGGAAAGAGATGCTGAAGTTAATCCCTGGGCGGGTGTGGTTGTAGAGCCGATGCCGTGCCTGGAAGACGTGAAAAGCGTGACTGTTGACCAATTAGAAAACATGGTGAAAAAGAACTTGACATACATGGAGATGAGAGTTCCTAATAGCACCAAAGTTTATTATTGTAATGCATTTTTCATGTGTTCTAACGTCGCAGTGATTCCGAATCACATGTGGATTGCAGAAGACATGAAGTGCAAATTTATTCGTCATGATCCGACGAAGATAGGCGGTAATTTTGAGGCCTACATCAACAGAACGCAAAGCGTAAGAATCCCCGGTACTGATATGTGCCTTGTTTGGGTTCCCAATGGAGGAGATTGGAAGGATTTATCCCGTTATTTACCTTTGACACGCTTCACTTCAGCCCCTGCTCGTTTTATATTTAAAGCAGAGGAAGGTGAGATAGTCAAGCAAAATGGTAAACCACCTCGAGTCAAAATGGTGTGTGGACCTGTTAGTTCCGCTGCTGGAGACTATTATGGCGCTGAATATGCATTGCCTTTTAAGTCTTTTCCGGGTTTGTGTATGGCACCACTTGTCACGGAGACACGGGGCCCCACCATTGGAGGGTTTCACTTGGCCGGCCGCAATGGTCGACCTTTTGGTGCTAGCGGTTTATTACTTAAAGGGCAGTTTGACGATGCGCTTAACGAATTGCGCGAATGTCCTGGAGTGGTTTTAGCCAAGAGTTCCGGAGTGATTCCAACTCAATTATATGGTGTTCAGTTTTACCAAGGTGATGACGTCCATCCTAAGAGTGCCGTTAACTTCCTAGAACATGGAAGTAACATTAAGTATTATGGACAAGTCACTGGTAGGGCTACCTACCATTCCGAGGTGGAAACTTCAGTTATATCCAAGGAAGTAGAGGAAGTCATGGGAGTTCCCCAAAAATGGGGACCTCCGAAGTTTAGGACTGGATATCCATTCCAAGCCTCCCTGGTATATTCTGCCAAGCCATCATGTGGGATCGAAGGATCATTATTGATAAGAGCCGCTGAAGATTACAAGCGCGACATCATTAAATGCATTCGTCGCTTTCCATCCCTCAAGAAGGACATACGCCCTCTTTCAGAGATGGAAACTGTGTGTGGTATAGATGGTAAGAGATTCATCGACAAGATGCCTCCTAATACATCCGTGGGTTTTCCATTATCTGGAGCCAAGTCGAAGTTTTTAACTCTACTTGACCCAGCCGATCACCCAACACACCAGTGTCCAGCCGAGTTGGATCCTATGTTTTGGAAGGAAGCTTATAGGATGGAGGAGCTCTATGTTCAAGGACAAAGAGCTTATCCCATTTTTAAAGCATGCCTGAAGGACGAACCAACCAAGCTCGACAAGGATAAGGTGCGGGTTTTTCAAGGAGCCCCTATGGCACTTCAATTACTGGTACGCAAGTATTTCTTGCCTGTAGCGCGAAGTCTTTCGATGATTCCTCTTGTATCCGAATGTGCTGTGGGTGTTAATTCATCAGGTCCCGAATGGGACCAGTTGGCTAAACACATGCGGAAGTTTGGATTGGATAGAATACTAGCCGGAGATTATAGCAAATATGATTTACGGATGTCAGCTCAACTCATGTTCGCTGCGTTCCGTATTTTAATTGATATTGCCAGATCCGAAGGCGAGTACTCTGAACGAGACATACTAGTAATGGAAGGTATTGCCACTGATATATGTTATCCTCTCATGGCATATAACGGTGATCTGATCCAACATTTTGGGTCTAATCCATCAGGCCAAAACTTGACTGTGTACATTAACTCTATCGTCAATTCTTTATTGATGAGGTGTGCTTTTTTCGAAATTGTACAGCCGAAGAGCAAGGTACGATTTCGTGATGCATGTTCCTTAATGACATACGGAGACGATGTTAAGAGTTCTGTGAAGAAAGGTTATGACCAGTTTAATCATATTTCTGTTGCGGAGTTTCTTAGTGCTCGTGATATGAAATTCACGATGCCTGACAAGGAGTCTACTCCAACGCCCTATATGGACGATGCGGATGCGGATTTCTTAAAAAGGAAGAACATTGAAAACCCTGAATTGGGGTTGACATTGGGAGGGTTGGATCCCGACTCCAATTTTAAGAGTCTACATGCTAATTTGCGTTCCAAGGCCGTCACTAAGGAACAACAGGCTATGCAGAACATAGATGGATTTTTGCGCGAAGCATTTCCCTTTGGACGAGAATATTATGAAGATCGACGTGCAGAATTGCGTGTCGTGGCAGAGAAAAAAGATCTCTCCCACGGTTGTAACATGCTTGACGTGACGTATGACGAATGTATATCTCGTTTTAAGGAGAAATACGAATAGCGCCATTGCCGCTCCGTAGGTATCCAGAGTATAAATTAGATCCCGTTTTGCGAAACGTTAATACGCGCTCCGTATGGTGGTCCGGAGGTTAAACATTGATGGCCCAACTGACCTGGGAGGTCATAAAACTCATCCCTCTGCCCGTGTGTTCCCATGGGCATATGCTAAAGAGAACTTTACAATACTGGATACCGGTATGATAATGGAAAGCTGAATTCCATTAGCATGCTAGGCTTTATTGTGCGACGACGAGATCCTCGTATCTCACCCCTATTTAGGGGGGCTGTAGTCACAGCAACAATTTCAGCCCTTCCCCACCAGCTTGAGCCAGCGGGTGGTGAGATTGTATAAAAAGGCTTACTAGTAATACCAAGTTATTTAACATTACAATCAATCAGGAAGGTCAGGAAACCAAACATGAAGTTGTTAGTTTTACTGATCAGGCAGAGAATTGGAGTTACCAGGTTGACAGTAACCCCGATCCGACTTTCGCTTGCGCGGACATGAATGACACTTCTCTTGAAAATTTCTTCATGCGTCCAATAAAGATTCAATCTTATGCTTGGGCACTGGGGAGCGTTTTCTATGAGAAGTTCAATCCATGGCAGGATTTCTTTGAAAATCCCCGCGTTATTAATCGTATTGCGAACTATAACCTTTTAAGATGTAAACTCAAAGTGAAAATACTTCTGAACGGTAATGGTTTCTATTACGGGCGATCGATCGCTTCTTATTTGCCCCTCCAGGATCTTGATAATATGACGCGAGACAGAACATATTTTATTGAAGATATTGTTGCGGCCTCGCAGAGACCCCATGTATATCTGGATCCCACGAATTCGTTGGGAGGCACGCTTACTCTACCGTTTGTTTGGTACAGAAATGCATTGTCTATCCCTTCGTCTGAGTGGCGCCAGATGGGTCAGATCATTATTCATGGAATGCAAGAACTTAAGCATGCCAACGGGGGTACAGATCCTATTACTGTATCCGTGTTTGCATGGGCAGAAGAAGTCTCATTGGCTGTTCCCACATCTGTTGAACCGGCTACGCTTTCACCGCAATCTGGTTCGGGGGATGATGAATATGGGAACGGTCCTGTCAGCAAACCTGCTGGGACTATCGCTAAGGTGGCCGGTGCACTAGAAAACGTGCCCGGTATATCACCATTTGCCAAAGCTACACAATTAGCAGCATCAGCAGTTTCGAATGTCGCAACAATGTTTGGCTATTCGCGTCCTATTGAGTTGGGTCCAATACAATCGTATAAACCAACTTATTTAGGCGTGATGGCCAATACAAATGTGCCTGACACGTCAACAAAGTTGACGCTAGATGCGAAACAGGAGATTACAATAGATCCTCGAGCAATGGGCCTTGGCTCACAAGACGAAATGACCATTAAATCAATCGCTACGCGGGAGAGTTGGTTGACGTCTTTTGGGTGGGCTACGAGCGCTGGAGCTGAAGATTTATTGTTTTCTACTGATGTAAGTCCAGTATTATGGAACCAGCGAGGTGATCCCCTCGAATTACATTTCCCCGCTTGTTGTTTTGCGGCATTACCGTTCGAACACTGGAGGGGGAATATTAAGTTCCGCTTTCAAGTGGTATGCTCCGCATATCACAAGGGCCGTTTAAGGATATCATACGACCCGGTCTTTCATGAGGCAGACGAGTATAATACAAATTACACTCACATTATTGATATTGCCAAAGAGAAAGATTTCGTCATTGAAATTGGTTGGGGCCAAGGAATTTCAATGGCCAGACATAAAGATCCCGGAGTTGATCCGCTACCATGGCGTACAACACCCATTCTGACCTCCCCTGGAGATCGTGGGAATGGTGTATTGTCGGTGTATGTTGTCAACGATCTTACGTCACCGAATTCAACTGTAAACAATGATGTTACAATTAATGTTTTTGTTTCGGCTGGAGACAATTTCGAGGTATATAATCCCACGTCTGAAAACATTAAAGATTACACTTATTTTACACCACAAGGTGGAAAGAGAGGTGTATCGTTGAAGGACATAGAGTTTGTACCTCAGTCGGGTGAGTCTTCTCATCCTGACGCTGACGAAACTAAGTCAGAAAATGAACCATTGAAGATGATGGCTTCGGAGAATGTTGCAAGTTTTACAACTCCGACCGACCATACGATTGATGTGTATTTTGGCGATCCAGTTGTTTCTTTTCGCCAGGCTCTTAAACGGTATGAAAAATACCGTCTTTGGACTTATCAGCAATCCGCAGCTAATAGAGATGCGGGAGGATTGAATGTTGTTGGAGCATTTGAATCTTTACCCAATTTTCCATTATATCGCGGTTATGCGCCAGGAGCTATTGATTTCACATCCACTCCATCTCCTTTCACGTTATACAATTTCGTGGAAATGACTTTGTTGAACTATGTGACACCTGCTTTTACTTGTCGGAGGGGAGGCCTGCGACACAAGTATATTAGGATTGGTGGTTCAACAGATGATGTATGGTACGCTACACGGCATGAGGGATCCGTTACCGTACCTGGTTCGCCCAATTTCGCTACGGCTGTATCCACAGTACAGCCACGGAGTACTCAGACAAGGCAATTTTTGACTGCTCTGCCTCATACATGGGATGGATCACATGCCACCCATCCCACAAACAACCCCGTCTTAGAAGTGGAGATTCCATTTTACACCAATTATAGATTTCACCCTGCGAAGTATGCAGGCAATTTGAATAGTATTATGTTTGCGCAAGGCGCAACACATGACGTAGGTGGAACATGGACATATCCAGCAACCGACCGAATGGCGGGCATGGCTGACTTTGTCAGCGTTGGTGAAGATTTTCAGTTGGGATTTTTCACTGGTTGCCCTGTAATTTACAGGGTAGCTAAAGATAATTCCCCTCCTTCACAGTAAGGTTGGACCTTTTGGAGACAGACACTCCTTAGAAATTAAATGTGGAAGCCTAGGGGGGCTATCCAGCAGGAGTAATTAATAAACCCTTACCGTACGGTGACTGTGCGGGGCCTCGGATCGCAATGCGAACGGGGGACGAGTTATGCTTACAACGATGAGTTGTTACAGAGGATTTTTCCGAGCATAGCTCGGTTTCAATCTGTCACAATTTCTAGTGAGCGTGACTCCGTGTCGAGGCAGAACCCTCGGCACCAG